AAATTCCATTGGTTGCACTATTTGTTTCTGGCGCATCTTGATTGTTTCCATCTAGACAAACCAGCCCACTACTTCTAATTCGCATCCGCTCCGTCGGGCTGCTCGCTCCGTCGGCGGTAGTGGAGAACACTAGGCGGCCTGGGTAGTCACCCGATCCAGAAGTGCCATCTGAGTAAGCGCTAACAGAGGCATACGGCGATCCATCATTAGCCGTGTAATAGATGTGGCCAATTTCAGAACCGGATGTTATTGAAGCAGCGGCTTGCCCACGCCCGATAGAAAACAATCCGAAACCACTGGCAGAACTTGTATTACCTTGAACACGAATAAGTCCATACTGAGGATCTCCAACCGTAGGGGCAGAAGACGTGCCAACTAAAAGGCGTCCCGAGCTGTCAAGGCGGACGCGCTCTGTGCCTGCGGTATCAAACCGCATTGAGTTGTTAAAATGATCGTAAGAGACTCGTCCGGAAGTGTTGCTACTTGTGTCACCAAAAGCCAGGGCACCTGTATGACCGTCGTTGGTGTTTGAGATTGTAAGGTTTCCTCCGTCAGCAACACTTACATTTAAGGCTGATACAGGACTCGTAGTGCCAATCCCTACTCTGTTATTGGTGGCATCAACGTAGAGTGTATTGCTATCAATGTTGACATTGCCACTTGAATCAATCGTCATGCGATTGGTGGCATTAGTCTGGAAAACAAGCGGATGAGCAGTTTCTGAAATAAGGTAAGTACCGTTAGCGACATACATTCGTCCCATCGCGGTGTTAGTAGTATCACTCAGCCGAAGTTCTTGGTTGCCTGCAGTTGCTGATAAATGCAACAATGCCCCAGGGCTACTAGTCCCCAGACCTAAAAGGCCAGCGGAGGTAAGGCGCATGCGCTCGGTATCGCTAGTGCCAAATCCAAGATATTGACCTGATTCAGTGGTGATAATGGCACCGCCACCCCCATGTAGAAATTTGATTGAACTATTTGTTCCGTCAGTGAAAAAAGCTGTATTTGCACCTGCAGAAGACGCAACGACTAACTGTGCTTGCGTCGGGGAAGCGACATTAAGCCCTATCTTTCCATCGCTTGCAATGAACAACCGCCCAGTGCCATTAGTTGAGATGGCTACTTGGTCCGCGCCAGGGGAATAGATGCCGGTGTTGGTGTCGCCGGTGAACTTCAAAGAAGGGGTGCCAGCAGAACCAAGAGCAAGAGCTGAGTTGCTGCCGTTTTCCCGCATCTGGGGATAGCCGCCAACTTGAACACCGTCGTGAACAACTACGACCTCTTTATCAATATCAATAGTCGTTTCACCAGCAGCACCAGTAAAAGAACTGTGCTGAACAGTAGTACCGCGACGGCGCTGAATTTGAGTGGACATTAGCAAAAAGCTCCTTTAATTAAAGACTACCGTAATCAGAAGAGGTGCCTACAGCATCAGTAATAAGACCCCAGTTAGCCAAATAACCAAGAGTCAAAAGAGTAGATACTGTGCTTTGAGCGGTGGTTGCACTGTTAGCTGCGTTAGTGGCAGATGTAGCAGCGTTAGAAGCGCTTGTGGCTGCGTTAGAGGCACTAGTAGCCGCGTTAGAGGCACTAGTAGCCGCAGCAGAAGCCGAAGCAGCCGCAGCAGCAGCGTTATCATCAGCTTGAAGAATTTCAGTGATGTTGTCAGAAATAGTCTGAGCAACACTGGAGGTAATTGTCCATTTAACAAACGTGTAAGTATGAAGAGTGCTTGTGGACAGCACCTGCATACCACCGGAGTTAAGAGGACCGGTACCAGTAATACCAGTAATGGTTACAGCTGTTGAGTTGCTGGTTGTGGCGTTAGTAGAGGTACCAGAACCGTTCCAGGTCAGTCCAGAAGCATCGGTGACTTCAACAAGAACTCCAGCATCAGGAGAACCACCACCGTCTACAACACCGTTATTGGGAAACGTAACTTCAGTAGCTACAACGACGTAAGAACCAATGTCGTTAAGCAGATCAATAATCCGACCGTTAACAGCTTGAGTAGTAGGAACAGTGGTGTTGTTGCTTACCCACGGTTCTGTGCCGTCAATTGTCTCTGAAGTTTTGTTCCAAAAGTTAGCGTCTACATAAACTTTGGTGGCAGCTTGATAATCAGTTGTTGGTGTAGGAACAATTGGACTACTAGTAAACGTTTTAACGCCGTCAATAGATTCAGCGCCAGTGACATTTACAAAGCGGTTATCAGCTTCTGTTTCCGTGTAATAACGATTATCAAGTTGACCAGCATCAAGCTCAGCTTCTGTGTAATAACGATTATCAAGGTCATAAGACCCAACAGAAGTAACGTGACCTTGAGCAGTAACAGTAATGTCTTGAAGAACAATACCGTTGCTGTTATTAACAGTGGTGTTAGCTCCAGCTACGTTGTGGTTAATTGTAATTTGACCACTACTAGGGCTGTTATCGGTAATGCTGATGTCAGTACCAGCAACAACATCAGTGGTTAAAGCAGTATCAATTTTGCTGTCAATACGATTATCAGTAGCAGCAGTCGTAGCCCATTGAGAGTTATTAGACGCCCAAGTTTCACCAGAGCCAATAATGGCTGCTTGATCGCTTAGGTCACCACCACCACCAAGAAGAGCCCCGTAAGTGTCTCGGAACTCCTGAAGAGCATATAGGTTTTGGTTAGAAGCGTTATTAAGGTCTGCAGCAGTAAGCGTTGAACCAGCGGTATAAGTAACAACGTTGTCATCAATGCCAGTAGTTCTTTGAATAAGAACAGTGGCACCAGAAACTGCAGTGTTAAGAACAATGGCAGTTCCAGCAGTGTTAAAGGTGTAATCAGTAGTAAGAGTTTTTAAAACTCCATTTACATAAACAAAAACGTCAGCCCTACGAAGATATTCAATAGGGTTACCTAAGCTGTTAGTAAGGGCAAACGTTGTACCAGATGCACTGGTATAAGTGACAGATGCGTAAGCCATTAGTTAGAACCTCCGGTCAGACGATTGTTAAGGATCATTTGTTTCATTTCAGGCGGTGCTTTGTAGCGTTGACCAGGAAGTTCTCCCATCAAAAATTGCTCCTTAGCAATACCTATAAGTTTACTCACTTCGTTTTTAAGAATCACACTACGCATATTGTCTTCTCGATTCCAATTGGCATCTTGAACCAAACCAAACGGACCCATTTTGAACGGACTATCGACACCAGGATACTGAGTGTATTCCTTGCTGGTCACCAGTTCTTTCAAATACTTGTGGGTACCTTTGTATTGCTTACCGTTAGCAAAAAAGGTGAACTCACTGTTCAAGAAATGATTAAATTGATTTAACACAATGTCGTTTATACCAACTCCATCGCTGTGATACAGGGTTTTACGAGGAGGGCTGACAAGGTTGTAAACCATTTCCTTAGCAACAGGATCATTCTCCATCTTGTTGGGGAACGTCCAGTAACGGCCTAAAACGGCTTGAATGGGGTACCAAGCACCAGCGTTGTTAGCGTTGACAGTTTGACCAGAGGTACCATACCAGAGGGCTTTACGGGACCTTGTGCGGTATTCAGGATCTTTTGTGATAACCGTCATAGCAGCATCAGTAAGCAAACCGACAGGGCTGTATTCAGAAGCAATGCCAAAAGTACTGAACATTGAATCAGCAATACTATTTTTAAAATCATCTATGGTGATACCTTTTTCACCAATTTTTCCTCGGCTATAGAACTTACTGGTAGCAAATCTGCTGACAGGTGATGCTGGTTTACGAGGATCAAATCCTTGCACAATGACCTTACGCAAATTGAGGTAAGGATCACCAGCTTTAGCTACAGACTCAGACAAAAGTTTTTGCATACGACTAATATCACCCTCACCTGCAGAGGTAAGAGCTTTAATTAATTTGTCAAAACCAGCAATGGCAGGAGTTTCAAGAATGGTGTTAGCTAGCAAAGAAACAGCCATTGCAGTCAAAGCTGAAGTGTCTTTACCAGGAGCAAATTCAACCAAATCACGAATGGTTGAATGAAACGCCAAGGTGTTACCAAGAACCGGAAGGAACCGGTAAGGAAGGGCTTGACCACCAATCATCCAGGTGTAGGGATCCACAGCTCCTTCTGTTTCGCGATAAGAGTTTTCAAGACCACCAGTAATGTCTTGATTGCCATCACGAACCAAGAAAAACGCAAGAGAATTAATACCAACAGAAAGTGCTAAAGCACCTTGAGCAAGGTTCCGTTCAACTGGATCATTGCTCATATATTTGCTTTCAAAATTAATAATTTGTTGTTTTACATCTGGTGGCAGTAAATCAGAAACAGATTCAGGAAGGTTTTTAAGTGTGGCAGAAGCAGCAGCCCTTACAGCATCAGTAGAAGCTTGAATAACCTCACCGCCGTAAGCAATCATTACAGCTCGTTTAATGCCGTTTACTGGTGACGTAATGATCGGGAAAATGTCACGAGCAAAAAACGCAAGCGGAGTAAAGCTACTTTGACGCCAAGTGTTGATGGCATCTGTAACAGAACCAAGAGGACCAGTCAGTTCTTCAGTTAGGTTTACGGCTCTAGTCAATCGCAGCATCTTTTCATCGTTAACTGCATAACCAATTGTTTTCTGATCAAACCCAACTTTGATGGGTTGGTAAATATCAGAAACTTCTTTATCAAGACGATTAGCAATTTCAGCAGCACGATCAGATTGTTGAATCATTCCAGCAGCAATTTGATCATCAACTTCAACAATTGCTCGTGCCCTTGCCCCTGCATTAACAAACAAAGAAGTTGAAAGCTCATCAGCAGCAGCAGAAAGCTGGTTAAAAATTGTGAGGTTTACATCTTCACCACCTGGGTAATAGCTTTCTTTACCAACACCCATACCACGCAAAGCAGTAGTAGGAAGGCTGATTGCTTTACCAATAGTGCTGCGCTTACTCCACGCTTCACCAGGCATAAAGTAATCGTGGAAGACTTTTGTCATCACACGAGTTTTGTTAAGAACATCAAAAATACCTTCGTTTTCTTCGCTCTTTTCAAGGACGTAATTAAAGAACGGAGTTTTAAAAGCAGTAGCAGTGAGGTCTTGAGAAATAGCTTCTTCACGACGCAACCCAGAACGACGAGCTAGGTCGTAAGCAGCATCAGCAGCTTGAGCTGGATCAGTGATTGCTCGGCCATATACAAAACGGTTATAGGTGGCATCAAGAGCTTCACCAATCGTAAATCTGAGTTGCAAAAGGGTTTGCTGAGCAACACGAGCTTCTTTGAGGTTTTCAGCAACAGAAATGTTTTTACCAGTAAGCCACTTAGCTGTTTTATTAGTAAGCACTGGACCTGCCATACCCAGAAGTTGTGCCGTTGTTTCTGGAACCGATTGAATCGGAATAGAAGCAATCATGGCTGGGTTGGACAGCGGAGAACCAGTCTGCAAACGAGCCAACACTGTACTGCCCGTTAGTTCAAGCTCTTTAAGACGCTCGTAATCACCCTGGCTTTGATACAGCTTTTCAATCAGGTTTTCAAACCCTTCAAACTCTTCATCAGTCAAATCTTCACCAGCTTTTACTTTGTTGAAGAATTGACCAATGTTTTGATCCATCTCTTCTTTAGCGTCTTGAGCCGCTTTGGCTGCAGCGTCGGCAAACTCACTACTATCACCAAACGATGCAAGCTGTTGATTAAGTTCACTAAACAGTGCTTTGGGATCTTGAGTAGCAAAACCAAGGCGAGTACGACGATCAAACAACCGCAAAGCGTTACCAACGCCATAGAACAGCGAGTTCATAGCCTTTGCATTAGCCATCAACACTTGGTAGCTGTCAGCCGCATTAGCAAGAGCTGCAACACGATCTAAACCTTCTACATCTTCACCTTGAATTACACGACGTAGATTGCGAGCATCACGAAGAGCTGCAGCAGCACTGTCATCCAGCATTGCCACGGGAACAATGATTTTGTTTAGGTTCTTTTGAATGTCTTTACCAAACTTTTCAGACTCAGCAAAAACAGCAATCTTTCTAATTGTTGAGTTATTACCTAGCAACGTAGCCATTTTCCTGATGGCAATGGCATATTGCTGAGGCAAGATTGCTTTACGACCCTCAAGGCTGTCTACGGCTTGTTTAACAGCAGCAGCGTTTTCAAGGGAACTTGTGTATTTGTTTGCGTTAGTGCTGTAGATCTGAGTAACGTCTTCAGCCAAATCAGTACCATTACGCAAGTCATCAACAACTTGCTCACCTTGTTTGGTAATAATGTCGTTTACACCACGAACAAACTCTTCAATAGTTGCTTTAGTTTCAGTTGGGTCTTGATGGATCTTGAGGTTTTTGTTGGTCTCTTTAATTAGATCAGCAACAGAACCAACAACTTCATCTAACTGAGGAGCTTGTTGAAACTCTTTCTCAGCCAAAGCATCAGCATCAATAACCAGTTCACCTTCATCGGTTTTAGTGATCGGTACTGGGTTAGCAATCGGTGCAGGATCACGCGGAAGACCAATCTGAGGATCAATGGCTTCCTCAGCTTGAGTAGTTACAGGAATCTCATCACCAATATCAGCACCACCAGGCATTTCAGGAACAATTGGGGCAAGACCACCGTTCTCAATAACTTTGTTATGGATTGCATCAGTTCGTTGAACAAACATCCGCATAAAGTCTTCGTTAAGGTTGCCAGTGGTTGTAGCAGCCTCAGCAGCGTTCAGAAGGTCCTTGAGTTCCCCATAAGCTTCACCGTAAGCATCTTTAATGCTGTAGTCATAGTCCATCTCATTGAGACGGTTCTCTGCAAACAATTGAGAGTTACGGCTTTCCAGCAGTTGAACACGTTCCGTATCTAGCTCATCAAGAGCGTTGACCAAGGTACGAGCATCGTTCAGGCTGTTACGGAACCCGATAGAAGCCGTCATGGTATCAACAGTCAGCCGTTCCAGCTCTCCTTCTTTAGCTACACGTTGAAGGTTTGAGCTTTCAAATTGAGAACGCTGAACGTACAAATCTTGAAGCAGGTTGATCTGATCAGACAGCTCAGTAGCTTTACGCAACTTGGAACTATTCTTACTGGCTCGTTTACCAGTACCAGTGCTCTTATTAATCCAATCAGGATCTTTTGCAATAGCAGCTTCATAACCAGCAAGCCGCTCTTGAAGCATGGAGCTTTTTGCAGTCAGTTCATCAGCACTTTTAACGCCAAGAATCTTTTGAGCTGTAGCAATATCAACTTCAACTTGCTGCAACTGAGGAGTCAGGTCAGGAGCACCCTGAAGATCAGCAAGAATGTTCTCAGTTTCAGGCAGCAATTCATTGCGCTTTGTCAGGAACGACTCAGCACCTGCACGACCACCCTTAGCAATCTCAGCAACGTTTTCTTCAATCTTGCGGTAGAGCTGAGAAGTTACATCACCAAGACGTTGCTCACGCAGTTCATTAGCCCGCAAAAGACCTTCAGCTTCCAGAGCTTGACGCAGAACAGGTTCACTTTCGTTGGCTGATTCTTCAAAGGCCTGTGCAACAGGCATACCAGAGGTTGATTTTTTCAGAAACTTATTAGCTGCGTAGAAGCCGCCACGAAAGACACCAAGAGCAGCAGCACCTGCACTGACGTTCTTCAGTTGTTCAAAGGCATAGTCAAACTCTGCAGGGGTCGTAGATCGCAAAACCTTAGCTGCAGCAATCCGTTGTTCAGGAGTACGCAATTTTTGAATTTCATCCAACTGCTTTTGAACAGCAGCAGGAGGAGTAGGAGCAAAAAACATTGCATCCTGAATAGCGTTAGGAATAACGTCCTTAACTAAAAAACTAGTAATTACTTTTGCACCATCTTTAATATCACCAGCTTTCCAAATATCAACAAGCTTGTCTGCAGTTTGGACAGTTTTACCCATCATCGAGGGGGCTTTAAGCAGTTTGCTAACCCCTTTGTCACCACCAATAGAGGCAAACACACCAGCAGCCAGTTGACCACCCCAGGTCTTTGGTTTGATGTTTTTCTTTACAAACTCGCTGTCTTCGCTAAACAGGGGACCAATAACAGGCACGTTAGGTCGAATACCGTAGCTAAAGCCTTCAGGGTCTTTGCCGGTCCTCTGGAGGGCTTCAATGGCTGCCTGAGCGTTCTTTTGACGTTGCTCTACCAGCTTGCGATCAGTCTCCACAGTGGGCATACCACCGCCCATAGGACCTGCAGAAAGGGCTGAGCCAAGGTCAATACCTTGAGTCAAAGCACCGACTTGTTGAGCTGCAGCAATAGGGTCATTAAACAGCTTACGAACAGCTTCAGGAACTACCCGAGCAACTTCAGCCCCTGCTTGCTGCATAAAGCGGCCAAGGTCAAAACCACGCTTAGGTGCAGCTTTAGGCTTAGGTTTTGCTACTGGTTTGGGGGTAGCTCCACTCACTTTGGGGGCAGCTTGACCCATTTGAGGGGTAGCACCACCTTGATTCCATTCTTGTTGATACCGTTGTTCTGCCTGATCAGCGTCTGCTACGAAAAGACTTTGACCGTTACGAAGGGGGACGTATGGCATTTAGGAAGAAAGCATCTGCGCTTCCTCCAAACTAACGGATATAACTAGAAAATACTTAACGTCTGTTGGGATCGCTTACTTTACGGAACAGTGGATAGACAGCTTTCTTGAAGAAATCGTTTTGACGGGACTGCTCGTATTGATCAATTTTGCTAGGAAAACCAGTACCAGCTTTAAATAATTGGCTATGCAGGTGACCAGGAGTTCCTGTGCCAGTTGTAGAGCGACCAGGGTTGCTGTTAGTAGGGCTCATATCGCCAGCAACCAAAATGTTCTGACCACGGCTTACACGTTGTCCAGGACGCACTAGCAGTCGAGCAGCGTGGGCAAGAAGCAACCGTTCACCTCTGCGATAACCAGGACCATCAGAGTCAGCTTCAATCACAACCGTATTGCCATAACCATCAACAGGACCTGCATACACAACACGACCACTTAAAGGTGCTGGCATTGGGTTTGCTGTTTGAGCCTTGTTACCCCGTTCAAGTTGGAAATCAACAGCTCGGTTAACTTGTGAATGACCATGATGGAAGTTATAAACATAAAGTTGCAAATCACGAGGAGCGGTACCAGTACCAGCAACAGGGGCTTTAGCAGCAGCTTGAATCTTGGCTGCGTTTGTACGGTACTGAGGTTGTTGCAACAAACCATAACGATTAGTTTGTTGTTGAACAATTTCAGCAATTGTAATTTTGTTGTTAAATCCTTGCTGAATGTTTGCCAAGCTACGACGGGTGCTAGCACTGAGCTTGGATGTATCTCCACTAGCAAGTGCGTAATTTAACTCTCTTAATTCATTTTCTTTAAACACAAAATCGTTTTTAAGATACTCTCTAACTTGTGCAGGAGTTTTAAACGTATTACGAGCAAGAGAAGCCCAAGTAGCGCGGTTATCAGTGTCGTTAATACTGATTTCCCAACTACCGTCAGGACGTTGTTTAGAACTACCAAGTGCAGGACCTTTTAAATTGGGTTTACCGCGATCCGTAGGACTAAGGCTGTAGTAAGAATCAACGTTGCTGTATTGAGGTTGATCGTAGAAATATCGTTTAGCGTCTTCAAGGATCCTGAGCTGCACACCGGGGTCATTAATGTTCTCACCACGCTGACGAGCTTCATACAACTTGTTGTTAATGTAACGGGTGCTTTCAACACGAAGACGTTGAGAAGCTTGCAAAGTTGCACTCTTTGTTATTCTGCGCTTTTCTTCACCAACTTTGCCTTCTTGAGCCACCATTTTTAGTTGCTCATCTTTAGCAAAGAAATTAGCTTCAAGACCTTTGGTTAGCTCACGAACAAGAGAATCACGAGCTTTTGTGGTGTTTGGGTTAGAAGCTTCACGATTAGCATCACCAAACTTATTGATGGCATACGCCATTACGGAAGTACCTTCAACACGAGCAGCAAGATCACTAGGAAGTTCAGTAACGCCTTGAGCTACAAGATTATCTACCTCTTGCTTGAGGTACGCCTCTGCAGTAGGACTCAAAGTTACAGTACGGAACGGATAGGTTTTATCAATCATTTCGTCAGCATCAGCCACTGACATACCCTCAGGCAGCAAGCCTCTAGCAGCTAGCTGACGGTTACGAGCTTTAAGAGCTTCGCGTTGATCAGTAATTTGTTGATCAGTTGGGTTAGAAAATTGAGCGTAGAACTGAGTGGACTCATCGTTAAAGTTACGTTTCCATTCACGTTGAGTTCGTTGGATACCACGTTCAATAGAACCTTCAAATACCTCTTGAGCTTTTACAGCTTGGATAGCACCGTCTTGAAGGGCCTGCCTAAACGTTTCACCTTTAGCGCTACGCAAATCAAGGATTGGCTGACCATCTGCTGTTTTGATATTTTCCCAAGCCTTGACGTAGTTCAAATAGCTAAACGTTTCACCAAGGTCGCTGTAACCATCTTTATTGGCATCAATAAACAAAGATGGAGCTTGACGAAACAGCAACTCATGAAACTGTTTTTCTGAATAACCTCGGTTAATTACAAATTGGTTATACGCTTTGTTGTACGCATTTTGAAGACTTTGCTCACCAAAAACCGTACCAGCTTGAGAGCCGTAAGAACCTTTAATAAATTTGGCACCCAGGCGAATCTCACCGGTAAAGATCTCAGAGGCAGTTTGTTGGTCCTTTAGTTCTTGCCGTTCAAAAACTTTATTAGTTACGTTCTTTTTAACGTCCAGGAGAGCTGAACTAACAAGCGGATCAATTTTTGCAGAACGAAATGCAGAAGGAACATCTGAATATGGCTTTAGCAAATCATCAACCTTGGCAGCAATAATCGCTGCACGTTCTGCTGGGTTATCAATTTCAGCAAGACGCTCAGATTGCTTGGTACCCCAACTAGCCAGATCAACAGCTACCTGTTTACCAGCGTTAGAAGCTTTGGTGTCGTAATAGAAGAAATTAACCCAAGGGTTGCTTAGGCGGTTTTGTCGAGCAAGGTTTTCATCTCCAGCTTTAGACAGAATTTTGGTTTCTTTTGCGTTTTCAAGTGAATCCCGTAAAGCAGTAGCTTCTTGTTGCAGCAGTCTTGTAGCTTCTTGTCGTTTTTGCTCTTTATAGTTTTCAAACAACATATCTGTTGTCTTACCTAAAGCACCCTCATTGCTTAAAAATTGTTGAATACTTTGAATAGTTTCAGCACCACTACCAGGCTTATAGCTAGCTTCATACATCAATTGCCCACCAAGCTGTACAGGCGTAGCTGGTGTTTCAGCAGGACGAGCAGGTTCAGTAGGTTTAGCCGGTTGGGCTACAAGGTCACGAAGTTGACGTTGAGGAGTAATACCAAAGCTACTTGTCATTGGCCGATAGGTTTAGGTGCTTGTGGTTGCATGGACTGGTAGTTCCTAAGAGCATCAAGTCCAATATTTGTTAAATCCATCGTAAGCGCTGTTCCAGAAGGCAGCGTTTCAGGCGTAGGAGGTACAGCCGTAATAGGTAACGGAGCTAGCGGTTTGACTGGATCAGGAATTGGTTGAGGCGTATAAAACTGAACTTGATTAGAAGTGTTTTGGCGAGCTACGTCCAAAGCTTCTGCTTGCCTTATTTTGTCAGCAATGCGGTAGTTACGAGTAACTTCTCTGTTGCTAAGGTTAGCCAAATATTGTTGATGATACTGATTATTAAGACGTTCAATAGAACGACCTGCTTGACCTTTAGCTTTAACTTTGCTGGCCGCAGCAATTGATTGAATGCGAATGTTTTCTAGTTCAATGCTTTCTTTAGCTTCCTCTTCATAAAAACGACCTTCAAGATCAGCAATTTGCTTTTCAAAATTCTTAAAAGCTTGAGTAGCTACAGCACCTTTGTATTCAGATTGCTGCTTAGACAGTTGATCTTCGTAATCACGCCGACGTTGAGCGTAGTCAAGATCCCTGTAATAGGAATCAAGTTGTACTTGGTATTGACGATAATTTTGAGAAACTTGATCTGCGTATTGAGCCCAATAGCGTTGGTTGGCTGCTGCAGTTGCTATTTGAGATTCAGCAGCTCGGTTTTGATAAGCAGCTGCAGCACCAGCACCTTGAAGGATTCCCTTACCAATTGCAAGCATTGAAGGCAATTCAAAAATGCCTTTAAAAACGTCTCCAATATTATTAGAGGTTTTAAAAGCATCCCCAAAAACACTGGCAGCTCCTGATACAAAAGGATTTTCTCCAATAGAAGCGTCAGAATAACTAATATTTCCTAATTGAGATGTTTCAGAAAAACTAGGAAAATTTAGAAGTGTACTAGTAAGAGGTGTTAAAGCTCCAATACCATCAAGACTGGGAAGATCAAATGCAGTACCGGAATCAATACTGAATTGAGAGGGAGAACTAGTATCCCAAAAACTGCCCCAATCGTAACCACCACCGCCAGAAAAAGTCATCAGCCGTACTTCCTCGCTACATCAAAGTACAGACCAGTCCACTCAAGAGCGATGAACTTAGCCTGGTCGATGCTGTTGTTCACTAGCTCCACTGTAACTTGGTCGTTCTTGCTTTGGATATAAGCTCGGAATTTAGCTTCCTCAAACGGCTCCTCCTCACTGATGACAATGTTGGCATTTAGAGGGTCCCTGCGATCAAACTCATACGTCACCGTATCCCTGAAATAAGGAGTGACTTTAATGGTGAAGTACCGAGCATCGTTATAGTACACGTCCAGGTACCTCAATTGCAGGCGTCCAGTACGGTTACCGATAAAGGTGTTTTCCGTTGCTGTCCTGCTATAAGGCATCAATTGAGGCGGACGGTAGGTAAACGTAAATTGCTCACCAAATACCCAAGAGCTATTTGAGAAATCACCAAGGCTGTCACAAACAAAACTTGTAACACCAGCAGGCACACTAGTGGCAACAATCCAACGTTTCTTAGCTTCGTTTGCGTCGTTTGCGTTTTGTTTAATAATGACAAATTGGCTGGTGTTAACGGTCTTATAAGGCAACGTAACAGTTGTTTTATTGGTAGCAGCAGAGTAGCTAAAGGTTGCAGTGCCTACATCAGTCGTAATAGAACTAGAAATCTGACGGTCTAGTAGGAATAGCTCTGAGCTGTCTTGAGGAGGCCTAGAAGCGTTAACACCTTCAAGGTAGTACTCAGTGTTAGCACCGTTAACGTAGCTCACCAGCTTGAACAGAGTACCTTCAACAAAATCACACCAATAGATATTTTTGTTAGGAAAGGTCCATTTGTGCCAAGCGTTCTGTCTGTTGGTCAAAGAGCCACCAGAAGCTTCCCAGAAAAACTGGTACACATATAACGAATCAGGATCATCCTTGCTTAAAGCAACTAGATACTGATCTGTACGGCTTACAGCAAGAGAATCAATGTTCTTAGGAATGTATTTAGGAATTGTTTCGGTAATCACTGCGGTTTGACCCAGGTTGATACCAACGGTACGGTCAGTTGTAATAAACGTGTGGAAACCAGTGAAATCACCTTCTTTGACAGGGAACAGCACTTGAGGACCCACCTGCTCAGGCTTTACCTTTGACTCCATACTGATGGAGCTAATACGACCCACAGAAGCTGTTTCAGGGCTAAACGTAACGTTGTCACCTGAGTACAGACGGAACTGGTTTTCGTTGGAGAACAGCACAAGTTCATCCTGCTGCTGCAACGCATAGTTCAACACAGCAACGTCGTTACTGACAGCGGTAAGGTCAATAGGGTCGCTGTCTACAACCTGAAGGGCTGACTGTTGCCAGAAGTTGTAATAGTCCCCAGACTCACTCAAGATGACGTTTTCACCGCTTACAAACCCAAGGCGGTTCTTGAAAAACACAACATCGTTGATTGTGCTGTCAACAAACGAAGGTCCAGGTAGTTCATCCTCATCACCAGCTAGTCGAGTGCCCCAACCAGGCAACATGAAGGAAACGGTACTGTCGGTGTAAGTTGTACCGCTAAAAGGTTGGAACGTAAACCTTGTAAGGCCATTAGCGTTTCGGTAGTAAACAAACGCATGAGGCATCGTGTTGTCGTCTAGGAGCCCCCTGGAGCCCCAACCAGCAGCCTCTTCCCACACACCACGACCGAAGTCACCATTAGTTGTGGTGTTCTCAGCGTTAAACGTCAGGTAGTACGAACTTTGATCTGAAGAGCCATCAGGAGCCACAAGGACCGTATAGCCCTCCCAGGAGGTCGGAGGAAGTTCTGTGATGCTGGTGACCTGATTGGTAAAACCAGACATCAACGTGTTGCCTCGTGCGTCGTGAGCTACAAAGCTTTTGAAGTAACGAGAGCTGCTTGTGAGGCCAATAAGGATTTGAGAATCTTTGACGGTAAACGTCAGTTCGTTGTGAATGTCACCTTGATCAAGACCATCGCCAATAGTCAGAGTATGGGAACCGTTGGCAGTGGCGTTTACAGCTGTACCAGCTTCGTTGACAAGAGTAAAGCTTGTAGTACCTATAGATCCAATAAAAGTATTTGCAGGAATACCAGTACCACTTACGGTCTCACCAACAGCAATTGAATCAATATCTGTAGCCGTAACGCTGCTAACGGTGCTGCTGCCAATAGAAAGTGAACCAGTAATGGTTTGAGTTGCACTTACTAATTTTTGAGCAATAGTTTCAGTACTAACAACGTTTGCATCGCCACTTGAATCAGTCAAAGATGGGCTGATGTAATGACCTCTGATAACGTCGTTGTTATCAAGCGTGATAGTGATTGCATACTCAGTGTCATAGTCAACCAATTTGACCCACACCTGAGCCTTGGTAGGACGGTAGACAGAGCTAATGCTGCTGACGTTGTATCTGGTAAGAGTCTCTGCTGCGTCGTAAGCAGTCTCTTTTTGGACGTTAGTTACAAAGACGTAATCCTGAAACGACGTAGCCCTAAACCGATCACGAGCCCTACCAGATCCACGGAGGTAACCAAGATTGGTGGAGGTAATGTTGGCAAAAGTTTGCTCAACTGGCACAACGGAAGGAAGGATACCGCTAATAGGTTCAACATTGGAAACGCCAGAAACAAACGTATAGCTTGACTCAACAGTCAGCGTTACTCCAGTCGTTGTAGCAGTTGCATTTTTGCTGAGAGTGATGCGAGAGCCAGCAGTATCAATATCAACAATGGTCGTTCCGCTAGGTACACCACTACCTGTTACACCAGCTCCGACAAACAAATCTGTCATGGAGCTTACAGAAGTCACCACAGCAGAACCACTAGTAATATTCCCAGTACGAGATACGGTACGGCTGTCGTCAGCAACAATGAGAATAAATCGCTCATCACTACTACGGTTGTAAACAAAAACCCAGGCCTCATTCCACTTGATGGGGTTGGTAAGGGTCAAGCCACCAGCGTTCTTGGTCAGCGTATCAATACGCTTTACAGGCACAGAACCTAGCCGTTTCTTAAGACCCTCAACAAGGTCACAATTTCCGTTTTCAAGGACTTTGGCAAAACCAGGCAGCACAAAGCTATCGGCTTGCTGGTTTACACCTTTATTGAGAGGGCCAATGATTTGGCTAAAAAGTTCTCTTGACATCAGCGGCTCAGAATATCGGGACCAAAGTTAGTGATCACACGGCCACCATACATATCGTCAGGACCGCTGATAAAGTTGTAATTTTGAGCCATGTCCTCAGTACGCTTAAGGATTTGCAAGGCTCGTTCTTCATCTTCTGCTGTATAGGTCTCAAGGCTTGCAGAAGTGACAGCTCGGTTAGCAAACATACGACCAGCACGGATCATAATGTAGCGACGACCAGTTTCAGGAATACTGTCCCAGTCAAGTTCTTCAACAATCTCAGCTACAAGATCACTTGTGTTACCAATAACTGCTACACCAAAACTACCTCTTAGATCGTATGAGTTCCTAATGCGATCAAAAAGCCTAAGACCACGAAGAACAAACCTTTGAGATGGATAGGTAAGCGGATTGAACCGAACAGCAAGGGTGTTGCTAGGAAGCTGGGATTGACCTGTAGAAGCGTCCAGAGGAATGGAGTCATACAGCATTGTGTTCCAAGACCACCCAGCACCTTGAACCTCACGGCTCACTTCATCCAGAGTACGCTCTGCAAGACTTGCGTCACCAGTCAAAGGAGCATTAAGACTATTTACAGGAGCCTCACCAATAATGGCGAGAAGAGTGTTAACTGCACTGAGTTTACTAGTCGCCATTATTGCAACAAAAAAGGGGAAACATTTCTGCCTCCCCTCATTGTATTGGTAATTAACTAGAAGCTAGTTAATCAGTACGGGTTACCGTCATGAAGCAGGCTCACAGCGCACTCAGGACGCAGGATGCCGTGACCCACAGCGTAGCTGGCGACCATCATGGTCGATTGAGTCATGGCTTTATACTCAGCGCCGGTCATCTGCATCGACACATCCTTCAGTGCCACGGTACCCACGGCTTCCTTGGAGAAGCACAGGCCGAAGCAGTTAGCGATGGACGAGGTGTTGCCTTGCTCATCCTGGTAGTAATCGTAGGTACCAGAAGCAGCATCGCCGTTAGAACCGTCCTTACCGTTGATGTAGTTAGGACGCTCACCACGGGTCACAGCAGACTGGTTGCTCAGACCAACATAGGTCTGGTTAGCAGTGTAGCTGTTGACGCCCAGGTGGTTGGAGGTCATCAGACGGAAGCCAGCCACAGAAGCCACGCGGTTCTGGTAGATCGAGCCGTTAGCACCGCCAGCGGCGTTGAAGTCGGTGTTGATGGCACGGTCGCTGTTCAGCACGTCGTAGTAAGCACCAGGGCTCAGGACGCACACACGGCCTTCCTTAGGAGAATCCTTCTCGTCCAGAGCTTGGCAAGCTTTGAACAGGTTCTCAACGATCAGATCGCCACGGGCGTTACGGTCAGCAGCGCCGTTCAGGTCAATACCGGTGAAAGAAGTGCCACCAGGCATTGCGTTCAGAACGAACAGACGCTCGCCCACAGTAAAGGCAGCGTTAGAACCAGTACCAATCGAACCAATCGGGTTGATAACGAAGGTAGCGGCACCGTTGGTGGGAGCAGTCGTGATCACACCGTAAGCACCGGAAGTCTCACCGTACACAACCTCACCCACTGCCCAATAGGTCAGTTCAGCGGTTTGGAAGTTAGCGCTCAGGGTAATGGTGTTGGTGCTCACAGAGGAGTAAGTACCGCCATTCAGTTGAAAGCGCTTGGAATCCCAGTCCTTCACACGACCGTCAGACTCAGTAGCAGCCAGCAGGGTGCGAGCAAGACGTTGGTCATAGGCACGGGCCAGAGCGCGGCCAAGCTCGGTTGAATAGATCGAACGAACATCCCAATGCAGCTTGGCTTCATCCAGGTCATAGATGGAAGCATCAGCGATCAGCAGGTCATCAATGGTGATGATCTTTTCGCCAATCATGCCCTTGTTACCTTGACCGGTGATCCAATCACCAGGACGGTGGTAACGGCTGGAGAAACGACCAGTAATCGGGAAGCTTGCGCTCTTGCCCGAAGAAATGGTGCGCTTCATGGTCAGATCTTTGAAGATCGTCTCACGATTAAAAGTGGTCAGAACTTCTCCCGAAAAGATTTTCAGGAAATTAGAGTTCTCTTTCTCGTAGTTGCCGGAGGCGGAACCTGCGTTGTACTGAACGCCGTTAAGCCCACCCAACCGGCTGAGAGATGCAAAATCAGGCATCGTCAGTATGGAGGTAGAAGTTTACGAGCGCTCGTATATCACTGTTGTTATCGCCTCGGCGGCAACAATGTTTACGTTCGCTATTGAAATATTAACCCCTAGGACCAAGAACGTCGCTACGAAGCAACTTATCTTGTACATCTTGGGTATAAGCAGAATCCTGCAGATACCGAGGATCACTCATAGCAGCCATGACTTCTTGGCTTGAACGGAACACATCACTGCTACTTGCAGAAAGTTTTCCACCAATCAGTTCAGGCTCATAACCAGAGTTTTCTTGGAACGCATAATACAGAGACTGCAGTGCGTTACGAGCTCGGTAATAGTCACCGCTATTGACTTCACGGTTGTAAGCCTCAAGCTCACCAGCTTCAAGGTTTTCCTTTGCCCACTGTTGGACTGCGCTGAAGTTCTCTTCACCACCAATGCTTTCCAGAATGGTGGCTTCCTCTTCTTGAGAAAGAATGACAGGTTCTTCTGCGGTCTGGTCTTCTTCAACCTCAAATTGCTCTTCGGTTTTCTCATAACCAGTACGGTTACTAAGCTTTTTCTCAAGCTCTTGGTAAGCCTTTAGAAGATCATCAGGGCTTTTAAACTTGCCACCAATGAGCTCTTCCTGTTGCTCTTGCTGCTCAGCCTCTTGAAGAGCTTGCAGATCTTGCTCGCTATAAGGTCCCGTCTCTTGAGACAGGAAATTGTCAGCAATAACTTCCATGATCAACCGATCCGAACGGTCAGATCAGGATAGATCCAAACGGGCCGCTTGTTTTTAGCAGCAGCAACGTACTGTTCGTAAACCTCAGGCTTCTTAGCTTTCAGCTCTTCGATCAGTACATCCATCTTGGATTTAGGTGCGGCTTTTTTAGGAGCCTCAGAAACCTCCAGGGGTTCCTCCACCAGCGGCGACTTCTTGATTTGCCCGGATTGAGTCATTTTCAGCTTTAACGAGAGCGGCCTGTTTAGCAGGATCGTTATTAGGATCTTGCGCGGCCATTTGTTGCTGCATCATCATAGCTGTTTGCTGCTCTTCAGCCATGAGATCTTCGTCTGACTTAATCAACTTGTAAGTATCAAGACCGTCAGAAGCAGCAAGGCGGGTAATCAGCTCACGGCTATTAACGTATTTAGCCATTACCTCAGGACCCAGAGTGCCAGCAATGGTTTGCAGGAACTCAATCAGTTTGGCCTTATCGTTACCACGGCCAAGAGCATCAAGACCAGTGGTGATCTGAGGTTTTACAACATCCTTAGGAAGTTTCGGAAGACGCCCTTGACGCTCCATAAGAGCCATCTTGCGATTGACCAGAGGAAGCTGCATCTCAACGCTCAAGATGCTGTAAATGCCCCCCAATCCTGCTTCCAGCTCCTGTGCAACCATTCTGATTTCTTCGGCTGTCACTCGGTCCCGGCCAGAGGTACCAGCTTGGATGGCACTGTTAAGCAGGAACGCAAAGCTAAGGCGTTGTTCAATGCGAGCAATGGTGTTAAGAGCCACCGTAAGGTCTGCCTGCTTTTGCATTTGCAGAGGAGCTACATCATTTGGATCACCTGCAACAATTGATCCATTAGCAGCCCGAGCAAGAGCGTCAGGACGAGTCGTACCGTTTGGCTTGCAGAGGAAGATGATCTTTGCTGCTGCTGCAGAGCCCTCAACGATTGCTTTAGAAAGATACTCAAGGCTCTTGAGGTCACCCAAAAGCTCCTCACAGTAACCACGACCGTAGGCTTCATGAGCCACGCGGAACATACGAAGGGGAATCCAGGGGCTCTTTTCAATAGGAACAGAACCTTTCTTGCCAATCTGTTTTGCGTAAGCTTCTTGGTACCAA